TCGACAGGTTGGCCCCGGCTCCGCCATCGCCGTTCGGCCCGGCGGCAGCCCCGCCGCCGCCACCGCCCGAGCGCGATTCGCCGCGCGGCGCGCCGTTGCCGCCATTGCCGCCATTCTTCTTCAGGCTGCCAATGCCGGCCGAGGCCTGGCCACCTAAGCCGCCGCTGCTGCGCCCGATGCCGCGGCCACCTCCTTTCGCGGCCAGCAAGGAAGCGCTGAAGGTCGCGGCGCCGAACCAGGAATCCCCGCCAGCGGTCTGCGTCTGGCTGCCGGTCTGGCCGAGCCCGCCAGCGCCGACCTGATAGGGGATGAGCGTTGCGGGTGTGAACGACTGGTTCACAATCCGGGAATAGGCGCTGCCGCCGCCGCCTTTCCCACCATCGGACGCGCGACCCGCGCCGCCGCCCCCGCCAGCGATCATCTCGATGCTATTGTTGGCGTTGTTCCAGCTTGCCGGCACCGTCCAGTCCAGCAGGACGTTGGTCGTCAGCAGAAAGACGGTGTTGGTCAGCACGATGACGCCGGAGGCCAGCATCTCCTCGGCCTCGACATGGATGTAGTCCGCATCGACGCGAACCTTGGTGACCTGGATCTTTGCCGGCACGACCTGGCCGAGGCTGTTCTGGTTCGCGCGCCAGCTGAGCTGGTAGCCGGCGGCAAGCTCGACCGTCTCGCTCCGGAAAAGATTGAAAGCGAAGTTGCGGGGCGGGTCGCGGAAGCGGCTGATCTGAATGCCGTTGAGGCGCTCCCCTGCGGTGATCGTTGGGATCCAGCGGCCAACCACCTTGCGGATCTCGGGCGAGCCATAGGCCGCCTCACGTTCCAGATCGACCGTGGCCAGCGCCGCCCGGTAGTTGTCCTCGTTGTCGCTGCGGTCGGTCGGGTCGCGCTGACCGTAGAAGGTCCAGATCTGGCTGATGCGCTGGCCCGGCTGCTCCTTGACCTGAAGCGAACCCTCCACGATCGTCTCCTCGTCGAAGGTCCGGGCGTCCGTCGCGATCTCGCGCAACACCTGCAGGCGGACGCGCTGGCCCTTGTCGTCCCACCACAGCGCCAGCGCCGCCTGCTCGATCAGCTCGGAGATGAGCGTGCGCACGCTGGTCGGCTCGGTGATCGTCGCCGCATAGAGCACGCCGAGAAAGGCGGCAGTCTCGGCCTGCCAATCGGCGAGCGGGATCGCGCTCGCGGGTACCCCGGCATAGCTCTGCAGCAGGTCCGAGATGATATTGGCGACGTCATTGCCGGCATAGCGCAGCACCAGCTGCACGCGGTCGCCGGCGTCATGCCCGCGCGCCACGGTGCCGAGCTGGCCGCGCACGAGCGTGAGCACGTCTCCCGCCCGTGTGAAGGACGCGACCTCCTTGCCGCCGAGGCAGACCCAGCCCGATGCCGGATAGCCGGCATCGCCGATTCCCGTCGGCGCGAGGGTGATCGAGGTGGCGACATCGGTCACCGACCCCGCCAGCCGGCCCCCTGACAGCCGCGGCGCCTGCGCCCGATCGTCGTCCGCCAGCTTCAGCTTGTCCTTGGCCTCGATCGTGTAGACGCCCACCGGCGTCGGACCGTCGGTCGCCTCGATCACATAGTGCCGCACGTCCATTTCATCGAGCGGCTGTCCCAGCAGGCCGCGGATCAAGCGGAAAGGCCGCCCGCGCAGCTTGGTACCATGGCGGCCGCGCCACTTGCCCCAGAAGCTGCCCTGCCCGAACGGCTCGCTGGCGTGGATGTGGCGGTGGTCGGCGAAGGTGACGGTCAGCGAAGCGCGCTGCCCGAGGTCCTTGCCGAGGGAGAGCTTCGCCGGCGTGAACTCCACCGCCGCGATCGAGGGGATCGCCTCGATTTCGCGCGGCAGGTAATCGGTCGGCTTCGCGAAGCGATAGGTGACGACGACCTCCGGCACCGTCCCCGCGAAGTCGGGCACGTCGATCTCGACATAGGTGAGCGATTTCATGTGATGCCCCCGAGCTCCAGCGAGACCTGCATCATGCCGTTCGAGCGGGCATTGGCGGGCTGCGGATCGTTCGTCATCCAGGCATAGCCGACCTCATGCGGATAGGCCTGCGGCCGCCAGGCGAAGAAGAACGGCACATCCTTGCTGGCGCGGATGAAAGGCTCCATGTTGGCGCGGTACCAGTCGGGCAGCAGGTTCTGCAGGTCGACTTTGGTCTGAGTCTGCTCGCTCAGCACGATACGGCCGAGAAAGGCGCCGTTCTCGCTGCGGGCGTTGGTGATGCGCGCCGTGCGGCCGTAATTGATCGGGGTATGCCCGACATAGATGCGGCGCTGCAGCACCAAGAGCTTGCCGACATAGGCGACGGCGGCGGTGGGCACGGCGAGGCCCGGCTGCAGGCGGACCCGCACCGCGAACAGCGATTGCGGCGCGAAGCGGAACAGCGCCGGGCCGTCATTGGGCAGCAGCACCGGCGCAACCAGCTCCACCCAGACCTCCGGCAGCCCCGAGCTCGCCCGTCCCTCGATCGAGACCGGGATCTGTCCCGAGCCGAAATTGTGGCGGGCGATGCCGACATAATCCACCGCCTCGACGCTGTTCACGGTGACCGTGACATACTGGTCGGGCGTGCCGCTCGCCGCCTGCCAGCGCAGATTGGTCGAAGGGTTGGCGAGGTTGCTCGCCGGGAAGCCGGCGGCCTGGCTGGTCGCGGCGACCGCGGCCGGCGTAACAAGGTTTCGCCAGCCGATCAGCGGGTTGTTGCCGTCGATGCCGCTCGGGTCCGGCGCAAGCACCAGACCCGAGGAGATCACCACACTCATGCAGGGCTCACCTGCAGCTGCGCGCCGTCCCTCACCGCGGCGTTGATCTGATCGATCAGCCCGATGACCTGATCGCGGCCGAAGCTGTGGCCCTGCAGGTTGACGGTGACGAGCTGCTGCGGCTGCACCGCCGCGGCCGCGCTGGCTCCGCCCCCGCCGCCATCGCCGCCGCCCCCACCGCCGCCGCTTTTGGTCTGCCGCCGGATATTGGCCACCTGCGCGAAGCCCGCCGCGGCCTGGATCGCGGCCATCGCGGTGGAGATCGGCGGCGGGTATTGCGCGATCGCGCGCGTGATGCCCTGATAAGTGTTGATCAGCGCGGTCGCGATCGCGACGGCTTTCGACTCCCCGAAGATGGCGGAGAGATTGGACGATATCGTCGAGGCAAGACTATCCATGTTCTTGGCGCTGATCGCGGAGGCCTGGGCCATGGCCCGGCCATAAGTGGTCGCATCGATGGCGCCTTGAGCGAACAGGCCGTTGATCTCCATCTGCTTGAAGATCAACTGCTCCATCGGCGTGAGCGTCTCGTTGAAAAGCTGCAGGCCTTCGCGATAGGCGGAGTTGCGGTTGCGCACGGATTCCGCTTCCGCATCGTTGGCGGCGATCACCGGCCCCTTGTAGACAAAGGCCTTCGCCGCGGCTTCTTCCTGCTTGAGTTTCAAGCTGTCGTACATCGCCGCGACGCCCTGCATCTGCATCTCGACCTGCGAGAAGCCGTCCGTCATCCCCTTCGTGGCCGTCTCGACCGCCTTGGTGACGCCGCCTTGGGCGAAGCTGTCCCAGATGCTGGAGAGGAAATCCTTGAACTCGGCGAGCCGGGTAATGATCGCCTGCACCTTCTCATCGATATAGGAGGCGACGCTCTCGAAAATATTGATGATGTCATCCTTGAAGATGTTCCAAGCCGTAACGGCGGCGCCGGCGGTGATGACGAAGGCGCCGATCGGTCCGCTCACCGCGATCAGCGCGGCGATCGTGGCGCCGATCGCCGTGAAGACCGGCCCCAGGGCCAGCAGCGCATTGGCGAAGAAGCCGACCGCAATCACCGCCGGCCCGATCACTGCGGCGATCATGCCGAAGCGCGCCAGGCTCTCCTGCATCTCCGGCGACAGGCTCTTGAAGGCCTCCGTGAGCCCAGTGACCACATCGGCAACGGCCTTGATCGTCGGGGCGAGGGCGTTGCCGAGCGCAATGCCGAGTTCCTGAGTGGCGTTCGTCATGCGCTGCATCGCTGCGCCCATGCCGGCGTTGCGCTTCTCGAAGGCATCGCCCACGGCGTCAACGCCATTGCGCATGTTCGCCATGGTCTGATTGAAGGCGGCGTTCTGCTTCCCGGTCAACGCGATCACCGCGTTGTAAGCTTCGACCGAGCCGAGCAGCTTGATCATGTTGGCGTCGTTGCCGCCGAGCGCAGCGGTAATGTTCTTGAAGGCATTCACCATGCCGCCGGAGCGTTCGACCAGCTCTTTGAAGGTCTTGGCCCCTAAGGCGTCGAGCACCTTGGCGCCCAGCTCGCTCTCGCGGGTGAGCCCTGCAATCGCGGCGCGGATCTGGGTATGCGCCACGGCGGCCGGCACGCCGGTCACCGTCAGCGCGGCGATGCTGGCGAGATATTCGTCCAGCTTGATCCCTGCGGTGGCGACCGTTCCTGCGACGGCCCCGAAGCCCTGCGCCAGCCCGCTGATCGTCGTCTTGCCGGCCTGGATGGTCTTGAAGATGGCGTTGTAAACCCCACTCGCCTCTTTGCCTTCCAAGCCGAAGGCATTGATCGAGGAGGTCACGAGATCGACGGCCTCCTTGGTCGAGCCGAGGCCGGCGACACCAAGCTGCGCCGACTTCTCCAGCCGGAACATGGCGTCCTCGGCGGACGTCCCCGCTGAGCGGAGATCATAGAGGCCCGTGGTCAGATCGGCGAGCGCGACCGGGGTGCGCCGACCGATCGCCAGCACCTCCTCGCTCATCTTCGACATGCTTTCGGTCGCGCTGTCGACCAGCGTCGCGACCGCCGACATGCCGGAGGAGAATTCGGAGGAGACGTTGATGATGGCTCTGGCTGCATTGGCGAAGCGCTGGGCGGCCATGACCCCGGTGTTGAAGTAGATCGAGGCGCGATCGATCTTGGCGCTGATGTCCGCGAGGGAGCGGGACAGCAAGCCAAGCTCGGCCTGCACCTGCTTCGAGCCACGGCGGAATTCGCCGGCGTCCATGGCCATCACCACACGCAGCGAACCGATCACAGCTTGTCCTGCCATAGCGAACCTCAGAGCGATTCAGACGGTCCATAGGTGTTTTCGTAGATCTCGCGCACTTCGTCCTCGCTCATCCGGCCATACATCCTGACCGGCTGGCACGCCTCGATGTGCCACCACAGCTCGCAGGGCGACATGCGCCAGAAACTGTCACGGCTTACGGTCTTGGCCGTGACGACGAGGGCCTTGTAGCACTCTTCGACGAGCGCGTGCCGACCCCGCGGCCGTTTCCCCGGGGGGCTTCCTTCTGGGCGAACGATGCCGGAGGCAGCATCATCTGCAACAATGCGGTCACCGATTTAACGGCAACGCCTTGGCTGTCGCCACCGCGAAGCAAGCCGGCGTACACCTCGTCGTTGGCGACCTTCGCCCCCGCATAGCGCAATGCGGCGCCGAAAGCCTGCGCCAGTTTGGCCATCGGGGCCGTGCCGCGCTCATTGTAGGCGGCGATCTCGGACAGCGTGATAACCTGCTCGATCTCCGCGATCGCGCCGAGCACGCGCTCGGCTGGGATGGTGTAGTTCGCACCATCCCAACCGAGCACCACATCCTGGAAAATGGCCATCTCACGGCGCCACGTTGTATGACTTGATCGAGAGCTCGATGTCGGTGGTCGACACCGCGACGCCGAGCACGGTGACGAACTCGCCGACGGACAGATCGGCCGCCGGCATGATGCCGCCGGGGGTGTCGGACTGCACATAGATCGTGCCCGGCACGACCGCCGCGCCGATCGTGATCCGCCCCTCATACTGGACAGCGGCCGTCTGGTTGACGGCCCCGCCGTTCAGCAGCACGCCGCGCGGATTTCGCGCTGCCGGGGTCGCCGAGTTGGCGTCCGCCAGCTTCAGGCGGTTATTGTCGAGCGGGTCCTTGTAGACGGTCTGGCCGGCGTTGCCGGCGGCGCCGAGGATTCCGGTCTCGACTTTCGCATCGATGCTCTTCACGACGTTGGCGGGCGTGATTACCAGATCAACCATTCGAATGCTCCCTGTGGCTCGATTTGTGGGGCTGTGGCGGCTCAGACGCCCGGAATGTAGGTGACGACCCCGGTCGACTGCAGCTCGGCCTCGAAGGTCGTGGCGTCGTTGTACGGCCCGGTGTCGGTATAGGTGGCGAGGAAGAACGTGCCGGAGATGACGCCGCCATCGGGATAGGTGATCACCACCGTCTGGGTGCGTGTCCCGGCGAACCAGTCCCGCTTCAGCCGGTCGTTCTTGGTGACGCCGGAGATGCCGACAT